AAAGCCACTTGAACTTGTAAAAGGCGGCACGATAGTTGTAGGTGATATTGATGGCGCTATGAAAGCGATTGATCAATACGAAAAAGATGGAAATATCTTTGCGATGCTTGACACGAAAGGCAATTCAATTAAAATTAGCGAACTAAAAAAGTCTGCACCATTTGGTGGCGGAGGAGCTGGTGCCGGTGGAGGTACATTACAAACAGCAATTGCAGAAGCCGCTCAATGCGTTTGGTGCGCAGCAATGTTAGATTTAGGAGTTGCTACTCCAATTGATGATTATACCGATGAAGTTTTAACAAGTGCGTTTAAAAAGGTTGATGTTGGTAAGACTTCTTTAAAAGATATTTTAGCAATTGACGATGCTTGGAAAAATAGTTCGTATCTTTCGGCGCAACTTTTAATTAAAGAAGGTTATATTAAAAAGGGTATGACATTCCATCGCGATTCTAAATTGATGAAAGCAATTTATCAAGCAAAAAATGAAGCATTTAAAAATAATAACTTTCCAAAATTCACTGATGATAAATGGAATCCTGGTGACATTTGGGCTGTTGCACCAAACTTTAACGTTAAGTCTTTAAACACCGCGACTGTTCGTGGTTTACAAAAATCTATTCTAGAACATTTTGTGAATCGTATGTGTGTAGGCATTTCGCTTAAGAAAATTCTTAAAAAGGCAAAGTCTAAAGAACTTAATGTTGAACTTCCGCCCGACACAGATGACTATAAAGTATTAAAGACAGGTGCCAAAGCAATCAAATCTGGTCGTGGTGATGTTTGGTCTTCAAAAGGTGGCACTATTCAATATGATGATGGCTATTTAATGATTAAAGACAATAGCGCATATGGTTCTATTAAAGCAGAAATTGAAGGTAAGACAGCTCGAGGCGGAGGAGTTGGTTGGGGATATATTAAAGATTCTGCTAAACAAACTTTACGAATTGTACTTCCTGAAATTAAAACAATTAAGCGTTCCGCACAAAAAATTGCAAAAGGTGATAAAAAAGAATCAGAAAAAATGTTTAAGCTAATGGAGAAAGTCGAAGGAACATCTCGTAAAGATTTTGATAAAAATATTAAAACAAAAGATGGCCCTTGGATTCACGCTAAGCTTGGTACACTTTATATGATCGAAGCAGTTGAACGTTTTGGCGGAAGAAAAACTAATCGTTGGATCACTAAACTAATTAACTACGCAGGAAGTAAGACTGAAGATTCTTCAGCTTATGTAAAAATTTACGAATAATGAAAACGTTTAAAGAATTTATAGAAATTGAAGAAGCCGAATACAAAGGTAGAAAGGTTAATCTCAATAAGCCATTCCGCGGTAATGACGGAAAGAAAAAGTTTTATGTTTACGTTAAAAACGAAAAAGGAAATATAATTAAGCTTGGGTTTGGAGATCCTAATATGGAAATTAAACGTGATGACCCAGGCCGCTTAAAAAACTTTAGAGCACGTCATCAGTGTGATAAAAATCCTGGACCAAAATGGAAAGCACGTTATTGGTCTTGTAAATTTTGGGAAAAAGGTATATCAGTAACAGACTTATTGAAAAAATGAAATCATTTAGTTCATATATTGAAATTTTAGAAGCAGCAAAGGCCGGAAAGAATGTGCATATGACGCACATTGAAGACCGCGTTATCTATGCTGGAGTGAAAGGAGCAAGAGAAGCAATATTTGCACTACGTTCATTAAGAGATATGCTTGCAGGAAATACTAATTCATCTACAAATGTTACAGTTAAATGGGATGGCGCTCCTGCAGTTTTTGCTGGTATTGATCCTAGCGATGGGCAATTCTTTGTTGCAAAAAAAGGCATTTTCAATAAAGATCCCAAAGTGTATAAGTCCGAAGCTGAGGTCCGCGCAGACACATCTGGTGATCTTGCAGAAAAGTTAGTTATAGCATTTAACGAATTAAAAGATCTTGGAATTAAAGATGTGATTCAAGGCGATATAATGTTTACTAAAGGTGACTTAAATAGCGAATCCATCGACGGCGAAAAAATGATTACGTTTCAACCTAATACGATTGTTTACGCAGTTCCTGCTAAATCAAATTTAGCAAAGACAATAGTAAAAGCAAATCTTGGCGTAGTGTGGCATACTACTTACAAAGGTAAAGATTTTGCATCAATGAAAGCATCCTTTGGTGTAAACCTTAAAGGCTTAAAACAAAAGCCCACCGTTTGGTATCAAGATGCTGAATACAAAGACGTTTCTGGAACTGCAACCTTGACAAAAGTTGATACCGATGAAGTAACTGAAGCGCTTTCAAAAGCAGGGAAAATATTTCAAAAAATTAAATCTACGACATTAACTGAACTTGAAAACAACTTAGATCTTTCAGTCAAAATTGAAACTTTCAATAACACGCTTGTTCGCAAAGGTGAGCGTATTTCAAGTACTTCTAAACATGTACAAGATTTAATAAAATGGTTTAATGAAAAGTATAAGAAAGAATACGAAAAGCGTAAAAGTGAGAAAGGTAAACTTGCGGTGTTAAAAAAGCAAGAAGAAGAAATGAAATTTTTCTCAAAAGAAAATAAGAAAAACCTTGACTTAATGTTTCAGCTTATGAATGCAATAGTTGATGCTAAATTAATTATTATAAATAAACTTGATAAGGTCAAACAAATTGATACATTCGTTAGAACTCGTAATGGATTTAAAGTTACTGGTTCTGAGGGATTTGTTGCCATTGATAATCAAGGAGGCGCAGTCAAATTAGTTGATCGAATGGAATTTTCAATGAACAATTTTTCAAAGGATGTAATAAAAGGATGGGAACGATAAACCGAGCAATAAGCGTATTAAAAGAAGCTAGAACTAAAGCAGAAGTTTCTGGCTATATTGATATGTCTGACCCTCAGACAATTTCAAACCCTGAAGATCCCGCAGTTGTTGTAGTTGGATTAGCTAAATACACATATCAAAGTCTTAAAAAGGAAGTAGAACGTCAACTTAAAGATTTAGAAAAGCTCGCAAAGAGAGGTAATTATAAAGGACTTTATAGCGTAATTGGAAAAATTACTAAAAGCGATTTAGAATCTCCTTTACAAGCAAAGATTCGTACGCTTGTGCAAGTAGAAGAGAAAATGGCAAGCGGTCCTTATAAACGCAAGATTACGTTGGCGAAAAGAAAATAATGAAATCATTTAAACAGTTTAATGAAGAGAAAAAGCGAGAGGTAGTCTTTACTTTTGGTCGCTTTAATCCACCCACTATTGGTCATGGTAAACTGTTGGCAAAAGTCGCAGCTGCAGCAATTGGCAATGACTATCGTATCTATGCATCTCAATCCAGTGATCCTAAAAAGAATCCTTTAGAATATAAAGAAAAGATTAAAGTGATGCGTAAAATGTTTCCTAATCACGGCCGAAACATTGTTGAAGATAAAAATGCTAAGACCGCATTGCATATTGCATCTATTTTGCATGATCAAGGATTTACTAAAATCACTATGGTAGTCGGCTCAGACCGCATAAAAGAATTCCAAAAATTACTTACGGCCTACAATGGTGCTAAAGGGCGGCATGGTTTCTACAATTTTAAAGATGGTATCGATGTAGTATCTGCTGGTGAACGTGATCCCGATGCTGAAGGTGTAACTGGCATGAGTGCGTCTAAAATGAGACAAGCCGCAATAGATGGAGACTTCAAATCATTTATGATGGGTATACCAAAAGGTTATGGTAAAGGTATGACATTGTTCAATTTACTTCGTAAAAGAATGGGTCTAAAGGAGAAAAGTAATTTCCGAGAACATATTGAGCTACCATCTCTTTCAGAAAAGCGTGAACGCTATATTGCCGGTGAAATTTTTAATGTAGGTGATACTGCATACGTTGGTGAAGTGCCAATAGTTATTAAAGAACGTAAATCTAATTTTATTATAGATGAAGAAGGTGACAAGTATTTTATTCAAACTTTGACAGAAAAATTGAATAAGGCTTATGGTAAAGGTTTATCCAAGTCAACTAAAGCTAAACGCCAAGCACAGTTCAATAAACAAGCTAAATTAGATGATGACGATCCAAATGCGTATAAGCCCGCGCCTGGTGATGCAAGAGCAAAAACAAAACTTTCGAAACATACAATTGCTTATCGTAAAAAGTTTGGCGAATTTGTAGAGGCTGATAAAAGAACACCTCGCAAAAAAGGTCAGCACACAGGTTCATCATCACACTCAGATTTATACACTGATGAAGATCCAAAAGATACTATTAAAGGATTAGGGTTTAAAGATGCTGAAACCGCAAATAAAGGCATTGGAATAATTACTAAATCAGATAGAACGCACGCGCATAAAGTTCAAGCAACTTTAGTTATGCAACAAAGAGCAAAGGTTGCAATTGGTAGAACTAAAGATCCTGAAAAGAAAAAGAACATCAAAGCGGCATATAAAATTTGGTCAGCACATTTAGAAAAATTAAAAGCTATTACTAAATCTAAAAATGAAGCTTTAGATATTGGAACAGATAAACTTGCTAAAAAATATAAAAAAGATACACCCGGCCAAGTAGAAGAAGGTGAAGGTAAGTATAAAGGTGAAAAGTGGGAAGACGGGTTTAAACGTAGAGTTGTAATTT